AAATAGCTGATATTTTCTCTTACTTCCGTTTCTTCGAGCTGTACCGCAATTTTGTAATATCGGCAGTAATGCGCGGCTTTACTGCAAAAGGAAGCAGCCCCCAACCAACTGGAGGCGAAGGGCTGTACTACTCCGGCTGCATTATGGAAAACTGGCAGTACACGCTCACCAATTCGCAGCGCAATTTTAGAACCTGCCGCGAGGTATTGGACGACATTTGTACCAGCTTTGGACTGCAAATGTTCCAGGTGCAGGGCTATGTAGCCTTCCGCGCTATCTACGACGACAACCCCGCGAGCTGGTTTGAATACGATTTCCAAGGTGACCAGGTGAGCACCGTTATGCTTGGAGGCACTACCACCATTGCGGCGATCGCTGGAGGTTTGGAAATGAATAAGGCAGCGGTCCGGGAGTGGTGGGTTGAGCACGCAATCCTATCGCCGACAATTGTGGGCATTGATAGCGTGCCAGCACGCCGGGACCACGACTGGGTGGGGCAGGCTATACCAACGGGCAGCAACTACCTCAACTATTGGCTAGACGTCAATTTCACCGTTACGGTGCCCGCCAACTACGGAACGCACAACGTGACCTTCCAAGTTGACTACACCTGGCAATTCAATGGCTACTATTGGAACGGATTTACCTGGACCCTGACGCCCTCCTATGTAAGCCACAGCTTCAACGAAAGTGTGAGCAACCCTGACCCTATTATTATAGAGGTGAACGTAGCGGAGTCGATTGCCAACAACAACAGCATGACCACACTTCCGAACATAGGACCCAACGCGGTCTATTTAACGGTAGAAATCACGCGCACCGCTGGCCCAGCTTTGACTATTGACACCGAATTTGCTGATTACCGACTGGAGTACCACACCGCTAGCAATGATAATTTGCTGTACCTGGTAGACAACAAGAGCAAGCGCATAGGTGAGCGCCGGGACAGCATCACGCTGTTAGGGGATAAGTACGTAAACAATCCAAGCTTAACACCAACGGCCAACGAGCTGCGCATCTACACCAACACCGGGCGCACTACCAACGTCGGCAATGCGCTTTGGGGCGACGATAAGCACCCGCTGATCTATGCGGTCTACTATGAGCTGGTATCAAAGCTGGCAGTACCTCGGCAGTATTACGAACTGGAAACCGCTGCCCAGGTTTACGACTACAGCCGCCGTATTAATTTTGGCGGCGTTTACTACCGAATGGTTAATCTGACCATTGAGGAAGATCGCAGCCAAACCACGCTACTACAAATTGCAACGGACGAACCCACGCCGTAACGTATTAACTATCTTTGACCTATGCGCCCAGACATTTTTTTAGCCACCATCGGACGCGGCTCCAACGGCTCCAACGCACTGGAGGTAACCGAAGACCGCGCAGGTGCCACCAGCGAGCAGCAGGACAACGTAATTAACACGGTGAACAGCCTGGACCCATACGGCCCAAGCTGGCAGCTGGTGCCTGGTAACGTCGCAGCGGGCACCGTCTACGCGCAAGTGCCTACCAGCGGAACCGGTGACCTTACTTTTAGCAGGGCTTCTACAGCTACCCGTACCAACAGCGCGGGCACTATTGTGGACGTGGCTACCGGAGTGCCTCGAATCCATTACCGCAACGCAGACGGCTCCCTTTCTTCTACTGGCCGCCTGCTCCTGGAGCCGCAGCGGACTAACTCTATCCGCAACTCCACGATGGTGGGGGCAGTGGCGGGAACGCCTGGTACTTTGCCTACGAATTGGGCAAATGTAAACGCTGGACTGACAAGAACTGTTGTCGGTGTTGGCACAGAAAACGGCCTACCGTATGTTGATGTTAGATTTAATGGAACAGCTTCGGCAACAAATTTGAGTTTAAGATTTGAGGGAAACACGCAAGTAGCCGCATCTAATGGGCAAACTTGGACAAACGCTACATATATTAAAAGAGTCGCAGGTGATGTTTTAACGGGAGTTTTAGGATTTTCCTTGCGTGATTCTGGCGGTGGTTCTATTGCTAATGTAACATCAAATATCACTCTATCTCAAACATTACAAAGATTTAGCGTAACTCAAACAATTAGTGCGCCAACCACAGCGTTTATTATTCCTTTATTTGATTTCAACGTAAACATCGGCCAAACATACGACTTCACCATCCGCATCGCTGCACCACAGATGGAGCTGGGGGCCAACGCTAGCACCTATATACCTACCGCCACCACGGCGGTTACTAGAGTTCCAGAGGCGGCATTTAAATCAAGTGTTTCTAATTTGATAGGGCAAACTGAAGGTACTTTTTACATTGACTTGCAGTTTTCAAATTTAAGTTCTAGAGCAATTTTTTCGGTGGATACTGGCTCTACTACCAACTTTATTGCCTCAACGGCCACAGCTACTGGTCTTGTGCGTTTGATAGTAGCCTCCGCAGGAGTTTCAACTACATTAATTACAACCAGCGCAGTATCTGTAGGTTCACATAAAATAGCATTTGCATATAAGGCTGGACAATTTGCCATATACATTGACGGAGTCCAGGCAGGTACAAGCACAGCTACAAATTTTCCAGTAGGAACTTTGAGCCAAATAATACTTGCAAATGCCAGTTACGGAACTTTGAACGACTCCGTAAAACAAGCAGCTCTATTTACCCGCCGCTTAACTAACGCCGAGCTGGCAGCAATCACCACTTTATGAACTGGAAAAAATACGAACTGACCGCCACGGCCTGGAAAACACTTTCAGCCACGATCCAGGAGACAAACGACGAAGGCACCTACTGGGGCCCTGCGGTCCTGGCCGTGGTGGAGCTGGGCAAATTGTGCAAGGCGTACGGCACGGACGCTGAAGGTAACGAAATCTGCACCAGTCGCAGTACCAGGCTTTCCGTGGATATCTTGTGGGCAGCCGATGCGATGGCTACCTTCGCCCAGTACGAAGTAAGCCCTGCGCCCGGCTCGGAGGCGCACCAATTTGCCGGAATGGCTTGGCCAAATGAGTGAGAGCGGAATACACGACACGGCTAAAATTTGGCTACTAAGCCTCTTTAGCTTTATACTTTCCAACGCACAGCTGGCCCTTGGCCTTACGCTAATGCTGGCCAATCTCGGCTATACCCTTTGGAAGTGGCGCAGGGACTACCTTAAAGAAAAGCGTAATGCAACTAAGTGAGCATTTTAGTTACGCCGAGCTTACCCGTAGCACAACGGCAGTCCGTAAGGGCATAAGCAACAGCCCAACAAAGGAGCACGCCGCCAACCTGGTGCAACTGTGCAACGAGGTGCTGGAGCCTTTGCGCAAGCTGTACGGCCGCCCTATCCGGATAAGCTCGGGCTATAGATCGGTAGCTTTAAACAAGGCCGTAGGAGGCAGTTTGGCGTCGCACCATTGTTTGGGAATGGCGGTCGATATCGACCAGGGCAGCGCGGCGGAGAATATGAAGATATTTAATCTGCTGAAAGCCTACGGTACTTTTACGCAGCTAATTTATGAGCACGGCAACCTTGAAGACGGACCCGACTGGGTGCACGTTTCTTTTGATAAAGACGACTTGAGCCGCGAAATACTGCGGGCGGTCCAGGTCGGTAAAAAAACGCAGTACTTACGTTACAAATGACACAAGACGAAATAATCGTAACGGCTATTGCTTTTGTGGTAGGCCTGGTATTTAAGCGCCCAGGAGTAATCCAGGCAGCCTTTGACCGCTTGTTAAAAAAGAACAAATAAGCGCTTTCTAATTGCTTGTTTGATAGGGGACTACGGTCCCCTTTTTATTTTTTGTTAAAATTAATTTGCACAAATCAAAACCGCGCCGTAGTATTGCCATGTAATCCTTAAACCTAATTACATGAAAACAACCCTTCAAACTGCCTGCGCCCTAGCCGTCGGCTTCGCCTGGCTTTACTTTTGCTTTTGGCTAGCATCATGATGAGCGCAGCCTTTTACGCAAAGCTGGCGCAATTCCATGCGCTGGGTTTCAATAGCACTAGGGCCCAGGCTCAGGCTATTGCTGAGATCACGGGGCAGAGCCCAACACGCATCTACCAGGTCCTTTTGTTCATCCGGGACCAGGAAGACATCATGAAGCTGATGGACGAAACTATAGACGTACTAAAAAATGCATAGTTTAGAAATCGCAGAGGGCCACCTCTCTAGAGTGGAGAATGCCCTCAACGCCATACACGGACGGCTTCGCGTAAGCAACCAACCAGCGGACCGGTATTATATGCTAATAGTCCAGGAGGCCACGCTGCGCGTGCAGAAGGCACGCCACGAGCTCACGCACCTCAATACTATAGAAATAGAGGCACAATGGTAGACCGCGAAAGAGTAGCCACAATGCTAGAAAGCGTAGAGCTAGGGGAAGAGGTAGCATCTTGGGTCTACGTCTGCCTAAAGGAAGAAATCGACTTTTTGCAGGACTGCCTGGACGAACTAAAGCCTCAAGTTATGGAAGAGGTGCGCAGTTACCCGGCAACACACGGAGCGCTGCGCGTGGAGTACATGCCAGGCACACGACGCTACAGCTTCGACCACCTAGACGACTGGAAGGTCCTAAAGGGACAAATGGCGCACCTGGAAGGCCAGGCAAAGATGGCGTACAGTGCCTACGAAAAAGGCCGCACGCTAGTAAACGACGAGACGGGAGAAATAGTCCCGCTTCCCTATGTAACCTACACAAAAGACACCGTAAAAGTAACCGTAAGAAAATGACACCCGACTACCAAAAAGGCCACGACGTAGTGGTAACTGGACTAGCCCAGTGGGCTAAAATTACCGAGGCATCCGGACCCTCCGATATGAGCAAAAAGTACCAAATGGATCTAGTGCTTTCGAAGGAAAGTATAGACGACTTGGCTAACCTAGGGGAGCGCGTATACGCTGCAGTCGTAAAGGTGCAGAAGCGCAAAAAGGACAGCGAGGAGCTGGAGAAGGTGCCGCCATTTGTTACCCTTAAAAGCCAAAACGCGCCTAAGGTCTATACTCTGGACAAAAAGGAGTACAAAGGCCTTATTGGTAATGAGTCGCTTATGAAGGTAAAAGGCACGCTAAAAGCCTACGAATACATGGGCAAAAAAGGTCTTTCTTTTTACTTAAACGGTGCTATTATTTTAGACCTAAAGGAGTACAAAGGCTCCAGCGCAAACCTTGATGATTTATGGGAGGGAGTAGATGCAAAACAAGCGCCAATAAATGACTTACCATTCTAAGAAAAGTAAGCGCGGAGAAATCCGCGCACACTTAGACCTACTAGCAGAACTCTATGGCACTAAACGCAAAACAAAAGGGGAACAGATGGGAGCTAACTTGTGCCCATTTTCTGCAACCGATTTTTCCCAAGGTTGTGACTGCCCGGAGCACGGACCGGGCGGCAGACGCTGCCGGTTTGGATCTAGTCAAGACCGGTAACTGGGCTTTCCAGTGCAAGCACGTCGAAAGGGGACTTGACGTATTTAAGACGCTGGAGGGCATGCCAGCCACAACCCTAAACGTCGTACTATGGAAGAGAAACCGAAAAGGCGCAGTAGCCGTCTTAGAAATGCAGACGATGCTGTCGCTTATATCGCAGCTGGAAAAGATGCAGACGAGCGCATCCGACGCAAATACCGATGTATTGCCCTAGGATTAATACCCAACGATTTCACCAACCGATTCTTTAACCATTTTGGATTTTTAGACAATGACAAAAACAAACAAAACGACGCCGCAAAGTATTGGCGAACAGAACAGCGCGACCCTAGTAGATTTTGACTACACAGCGCTCGGCATTTTGATGAGCAGCTACAAAGCCAACGGCATCCACATTGCTAATGAGGAAAAGTATTGGGAACTGTACGAAAAAGAACTTCAAATAGCCTTCAACAGTGGACGCGCTAGCGCTATATCTGAGCTCACAAAGGGATAAGGGCTACCCACTGCAAAACCTGGAGCGCTACTACACGGCGCTCCAGGCGGAGCGGGAGCAGGAAAAGCTACGGCTTGCAATAGCCGAGGACCGACTTAAAAGCTGCATGCTTTTTGTAATGCGCACCGGATGGTGGCAAATGTACCTACATGATCTGCAGATACACGATAGCAATTTTTTTCTACACTTCACGCCCGAAGAAACGCGGGATAAATTCAACGAGATATGGCCACTTTGGAAGCCCTAGACGGCGTAAAAGACCACTACACTGCAGGTAGCTTACTACTTGCACAATTAAGCGCTAAGAGCGCTTTTTTTAGCGCTGGGCATTTCTACTATTTTGACGGCAAGAGCTACCAAATACTACCAGAAGACGAAATCCGTTATGCAATCATTCATACCCTCAAAGAAAAGGCCAGCACCACTAACGTGGCATTTGTCATCGACCGCCTACGCGTGGAGCTGGCAGCAGAGCCAAACCTCAAGCCTAACCTTCTCGCCTTCACGGACGGAGTTTACGACCTGGAGCGCCAGTTACTGGTAAAGGACGTGGCGCAAATCCGGGAGCACCGTATTACCGGACTAATGCCCTTCAATTACAAACCCAAGGCAATGCCTGAGCGCTGGCTTCAGTTTTTAGATCAGGCCTTCGGAAACGACGACGACAAAGAGCAAAAGGTACTGTTCCTCCAGGAGTGGTTCGGCTACTGCCTAAGCCGGAGCCTAAACTTCCACAAGGCCCTGGTGCTGTACGGCGATGGAGGCAACGGCAAGAGCGTGCTACTTGACACCTTGGCCGCCATGGTACCAAAGGTGACTAGGCTAGAATGGTCCGAGTTTGGGGAGCAGCGAGGCCTTGAGCGCCTAGCCGACAGTTGGGTAAACTGCAGCACGGAAATCAGCTTCCGAGAGACCTCGGCAACCACTGGCATAAAGAAGGCCGTGGCCCAGGAGGTGCTAACGGCAAACCCAAAGTATAAGAAGCCTTTTGACTTTACACCACGCGCTAAACTGACCTTTGCTACCAATGGGCTGCCGAACATCGACGATACCTCCAATGGCGTCTTTAGGCGCCTGGTGGTGCTTACCCTTAATAACAGCTTTGTAGGGCGTGAAGATTGGGAGCTGCAGGGTAAACTGTACAAAGAGCTGCCCGGTATCTTCATTTGGGCAGTAAATGGCCTCCAGCGCCTAAAAGCGCAGAACCGCTTTACCGACGTGCCTAGTAACGTAGCCGAACTCAAAGAGTACCGGGCTAGCGTTAACAGCCTCCAGTCCTTTTACGAGGACGGGCTCGTAATGAAAGAGAACGAAGAGATGACCTTCAACCAATTCTACAACGCATACTGCCTATACTGCACCGAGAGCAACAACCGACCATTCGCACGCAATAAGATGCGGGGCCTTATTAAGACCCTAGGCCTGCCCCTGGTGGTAAGTAGGGCACATGGTAACCAGCGTACAGTGAAAGCGGTTAACCACATTAACTACTTGGTTAACGACTTTTAAGAGTAGTTAACCAATGCGAACACCAGTAAACACTAGGGCTCTAGCCTATTTGGTTAACTAGTTAACTACTTTTATATATAAATATATATATAGCATATAGTACCATGAAAAGTTTAGTACACTTTAATGAAAGTAGTTAACCATTTTCAACCCATAAAATACCTAACATGCAGTACCTCAAGCACAAAGCCAAACCCACAAGGGTTAACTACTTTCAAGAAGGCCTATATAAAAGCAACAAATGGCGCAAGTTTAGAGCTGCTATAATAGCTCGGCGTGGTGGTGAGTGCGCATCTTGTGGCGCTACACCTGAAGGTAAAGACCTGCACCTGGACCACATCCAACCACTGACCCAAGGTGGTGACCGATGGAACACCTTAAACATTCAGATACTGTGCAGACAGTGTCACGGAAGCAAGACCGCGGCCGAGGTTTGGGGGGTGGGGTCCAAACAATACACGAAGGAGCCCGATTCCGCGTCAGCCTCGGAAATACTCCAACAAGATGACCTCAAACTCCCCTTCCTATGAATCCAGAGCTACAAGTATGGCTACGCGTCAAGGCGGACTGCGAAGCCAGCATCGAAAAGCACGGCGCAATCATTGAAGCGCTAACCGACCGCGGGCAATTGGTGATTAGAAGTAACCCGGCCATAGCTTCACTGGCCCAGGCTAAGCGAATGATAGAAAAACTGCGCAAAGAAGAAAACAACCAAATGACCCTTGAGCTATGACCTGGACGGAAGAGACCATCGAGAAATACTGCGTACTAACTGAAGACGCCGCCGCAGGTACACCAGTCAAACTGATGGAATGGCAGCGGGACCTAATCCGCCGGAGCGAAGGCAAGCGCATGGTGTGGCTAGAGATCCCTCGGAAGAATGGGAAGAGTGCATTCATTGCCATGCTGGCAATTGCCCACTTACTCAAAGGCTGGAAGGATAATTCAAACCCTCAGGTAATTATTGCCGCAGCCACCAGGGAGCAGGCGGGCGTGCTGTTCGGCTATGTGCGCAACACTATTCTAATGAACCCGGTACTGAAGCAAGCGCTGATTCCTTACCGCAAGGAAATCCACCTACTAAACAAACCCGGCTTTTTGAAGACAATCACCAGCGACGGCCTCAGCAACCACGGGGCAAATCCTTCCCTAATCCTTTGCGACGAGATCCACGCATGGAATGAGCACAAGGGACCGGAGCTGTGGGAGGCGCTGCGCACCTCCATGGCCGCACGTCCGTCTCAAATGATAGCCATTACAACCGCAGGCGGCGCTTTTACCTTCGCCCATAAGTGGCACGAGTACGCAACCAAGGTACTAAACGGCGACGTGGACGACCCCAGCTTCCTGCCCATTATTTACGGAGCCAAAGACACGGAAGACCCGCACGATCCTGCCGTATGGGCAAAGGCAAACCCTAGCCTTGGCGTAACCGTTACCATGGAATACCTCCAGGAGCTGAGCCGCACGGCTAAGTTTGACGAGCCTACCCTCCTATCATTGCGGAAGCTGCACCTAAACCAATGGGCCGGAAGCGCACAACCGTACATTGAACTGGGCAGCTGGAACCGATGCCTGCAAAAGGAGCCTGCCGCGCTAGGTACCTGGCGCTGCTACATGGGCGTGGACCTTGCAGCCGTTAACGACTGGACCGCCTACGTCCTACTTTTTTGGGATGGCGGCGAGCGCTTCTACACCAAACAGTTCTACCAAATCACGGCGCACAGTATGGACAAGCGCAAAAACCGCTACCCTAACCTGGTGCGCAACTGGATGAAGGGCGGACACGTCGAGGTCATTGAGGGCGAGGTGAACACTACACCGGACCGAGTGCGCAAGATCTTCGAGCTATGTGAGGCCTTTCCGGTGGAAGCTATATTTTTCGATCCATGGAACGCAGCTGAAACCATAGACCAGGTACGGCAGCGCTACGGTGCAAAGTTTTGTTTTGAGGTGCGGCAGGGCGTCCTAATGATAAACGAGCCCATGAAATTACTCTACCGCCTGGTGCAACAGAAGCGGATAGGGCACGACGGAAACCCGGTAACTGCCTGGCACATTTCAAACACCAACCTCCAAATTGATAAGAACGATAACTGGACCTTTAACAAATCCAAGGCTCCGGATAAGATAGACGGCACCGCTGCGCTCATTACAGCGCTGGCCGGATACGTCCACAACGCACAAGCAAATACCTCCGTCTACCAAACGGAAGATATTGTCTTTGTATAATTTGGATTGATAAAATGTAATTCGTAACCTTTGCGCAATGGCCTCCTTTCTTCAACGAGTTACCCGGAGTATTTCGGGCATTATTAACCCGAAGCCTTGGCTTTTCCAGCTGATAGGTGGAGGCCAAACCAACGCCGGGGAAACCGTCAACAGCAACAACGCGCCAACGGTGCCCACCGTCTACGCGTGCGTTTCCCTGATTTCCGATACGATCGCTTCGCTTCCTTTCCACCTATTCGCGGAAACGGAGCAGGGAAAGGTACGAGTGGAGGGCCAACTGGATCAACTGGTAAGCCGTAAGCCTTCGGAGGCCTATAACAGCTACTACTGGAGGCAGGCGCTTATTAATAGCCTACTGCTACGCGGCAATGCTTATGTATTGCCAGTCCGGAACCGCGGACGCATTACGGCTTTGGAAATGATAGACACGGACCTGGTGACGATTGACACCACCAGCGGACGATTGATCTACAGCCTCTACCTTCCCGGTGGCATTACCATGCGCCTGGAGCCTTCGCAAATAATCCACCTCAAGGCGTGGACCATCGACGGCATCAACGGACTGAGCCCGATTATTTACGCAAAGGAAACCATCGGCACGGCCATGGCGGCGAACAAGCACCTCGGCGGCTTCTACGGAAACGGTGCAATGCCCAAGGGCATCCTGCAACTGGATGGCAGCATTCGCGACGTTGAGCGCCTGAAGGACCTCGGCCGACAGTTTGACCAGCGTTACTCAGGAGCCAACAGCGGCAAGACCGCCGTACTGACTGCCGGAGCCGAGTACAAGCCCGTGAGCATTTCAATGCAGGAGGCACAGTACATTGAGAGCATGAACTTTGGCGTAGAGGAAATCTGCCGCATCTTCAAGGTACCACCTCACAAGGTGGGCCACATGCAGGGCGTAAGCCAAAACGCATCCATCGAAGCGCAGAACGCACAATTTGTAAGCGACTGCATCCGCCCGCTTTGCGAGCAGATAGAAATGGAATTCACCAACAAGCTGGTAACCGGAGCGCTGGAGTTTGAACTTGACCTCAAGAGTTTAATGCGTGGCGACATGATGGCCCAGGTACAGCGGAACGTGAGCTACTGGAACATCGGCGCAATCAGCGCTAACGAAATCCGAAAGAGCGAAGGCCTGGCACCCATCGAGGGCGGCGACGAGTACAACAAACCCGCTCACATGAGCGTAACTGGCGATATACAAAATGGAACCATCAACCGAGAAGAAGGAGATCCGGAGCCTGCCGCTTAACGGCGGAGCTGAGGAAGGGCTCATCTTTGGCTACGCAGCCAACTACGAGGCCTACGATATGGGCGCTTTTAACGAGCGCATAGAGCGCAGCGCTTTTGCCGAGGTGGACAGCTTCGACATTCACGCTTTGCTCAATCACAATTACGACTATGTACTAGCGCGCCGCAACAAAGGCAAGGGCACGCTGGAGCTGCGCTCGGATGACCAGGGGCTGTACTTTGAATTTACCGCACCCGAAACCTCCACTGGAAAGGAAGCCCGCACTCTAGTGGAGCGCGGCGATTTGGACCAGGCATCCTGGGCCTTTACTGTTGCCGAGGAGCGCTGGGAAAATGTAAAAGGAGAAAAACCCACCCGCGTAATTACGAAGGTGGCCGAGATCTACGACATAAGCCTCACGCCGCGTGGCGCAAACCCATCTACCGCTGTTGCGATGAGAAGCCTGGAGATGGCGCTCGCGGCTGAGGTAGTCGAAACCGAAATTAATTTAACCCCCATACAAATGGAAACAAAACCCGAAGGCGCCGAGAATCCAGGCGCTGGAGTGGACGCCTCAGCCTTCGCTGGTGGTTTCTCCGCTTCACAAAAGAAAGACCTGCGCTCCTTTAACATCGTTAAGGCAATCCGCGAAGCACGCAACGGCAAGCTGACCGGAATCGAGGCAGAAATGAACCAGGAAGGAATCGCCGAGCGCAACAAGCTGGGCGTGGAAAGCCGCGGCGAAAACCAGGCAGCCATCCACATGCCTGAGTTTTTGAACCGCGAATTGCGTACCAATACCGTTACTGGTGGTACTGGTGGAAACTTGGGCGGCGATTTGGTCTACACGGACCCGGGCAAGTATGTAGATTTCTTGTACCCGAACACTCCCATGCTTTCCTTGTGTTCAGTAGCTGAAGGCTTGACCGGAAACGTACAATTTCCAGTACAAGACAGCGACTACACCCTTAACTGGAACACGGAGACCGGCGCAGCTTCTGCCCAGGACTTGACTTTCTCAACTATCACCATGACCCCAAAGCGCTCGGTGATTGCAGCCGCTGTATCTAACCAGCTGTTGGCACAAGAGTACAGCCAAGGCATCCAGGCGCGCATGATTAACCAGTTGAACCAATCTTTCAACAAAGGACTGGAGCAGGCTGTATTAACCGGAACCGGAGCCTCTAACCAGCCTACTGGTATCTACACCGCTTTGAACGGTACGGCTCAGGACTTGGCCCTCGGCGCTTTGTCTTACGACGACTTGGTAGACATGGAGGCTTTGTTGGCAGCTAACAACGCTTTGGGCGGACGCCTGGGCTACGTTACACACCCCAACGTAGTGGCTAAATTGAAGAAGACCAAGGTAGACGCTGGCTCTGGCCGCTTCTTGGTGGAAGGTATGTTGGACCCAGTCCAGACCGCCAACGGCTACAACATCTACAGCACGACCTTGAGCAAGAAGACCACCGGAACTCCTGATACCTACGGTATCTTGTTTGGTAACTTCGAAGACGTGCAGATCGGCTTCTGGGGCGGTGCTACTTTGTTGATTGACCCTTACACTGAAATGTTGAGCTCAACTGTACGTATCTACGTGGAGCGCTTCATGGATATCGCTGTATTGCGTCCTAAGTCCTTCGTAATCGCTGACGACGTAACGATCTAATGACAACCGTCGACTTTACCCCTGCAGCTATTAACCTTACAGAGGTTAAGGCTTTTTGCCGCGTGGACGGTTCAGCTGACGACAGTTTGCTGACCTTCCTCTACAACGCCGCGTGCGATGAGGCACTGAGTTACGCGCAGGTGGTAGTCGGCACTGCAACTGTAACGGTGGTAACCAATTGGGAAGCTGAAATAACGCTTCCCTTTTGGCCCATCGGGGCAGTTACTTATGTAAAGGTGGACGGCGTGGCCGACACTGAATACACCCTATTGAACGGACGCCTGACCCCTTCCGAGGAAGGCGATAAGCTGGAGGTAGTTTACGCTGCAGGCTGGAACACCAGCACGCCAAAGGACGTAATCCACGCAATCTACCAGCGGATTAAATTTGGCTTTGATTACGGCGACGACTTGCCGCAACCAACGCCGCGCTTTTTTGACCGCGTGCTTTTTCGTTACAAAAACACACTGTGACGCTAGACCGCCGCATAACTCTCTACAGCCCAACTGTGAGCACCAACAACAGCGGGCAGGTACTGCGCTCCTTTTCGAGCGCTGGTACTTGCTATGCCATGCTGGTAATCAACGAAGCAGCGGGCACGGAGGCTTTTGTGAGCGACCAAATGCAGAGCAGCGCTACCGTTATTTGGCGCGTGCGCTACCGGACGGACATCCTAGGCAGCTGGGAGCTGGAATTCAACAGCCAGCGCTACGAGGTAATCAGTGCCCTGCCGGAAGGCCGCAAGCGCTACACATTGATTAAATGCAAACTCAAGGACAATGCCTAAGCAAAAAGGAATTGTTGGCCTTGACGAGCTCAGAAAGAAGCTTCAGAATGCGCCGGAGAAAATCCGACTGCAGGAGCTGTACGGTGCCCTCCGCCAGGAGGCTACCCCACTGCGCAACGCGGCGCGGGCTGCCGCTTACGAAGACGTTACCAAACCAGGTACAAAAGACCTCTTCAAAAGCATCAAGGTAACCCGCGCGCGCGTGCGCGCATGGCGTGACCAAATCGCAGTTTGGATAGGCCCGGTACGAGTGCGCAACCGCAAAGGTGACGCCCAGGCTTACCCTTTCATGCAGCTGTACGGACGCCGGGCAAATGGCACCAATAAAGGCTACAAGGCCAAGGACTACATGGGCCAGGCATGGGACCAGCTCGGAGCAGCTAGCCGGGCAAAGATTGACCGGATGGGCCGCTCAAAGTGGCAGCAACAACTAAGACGCGCCCTCCAGTGAACTACTTGCAAATCATTCGCGATAAACTGGTAGCCGCTCAGGCGCTGCCCGTCTATGCTATGGCTGCCCCTCAAGGCACGAAGGTAGATCACATAGTCCTACAGCTGGACAGCATCGACGTAACCGAAACAAAGGACGGCTACAAGATGCAGGCAGTAAACGCGGAGCTGTACATCTACCAGGCTTCGGCGGACAACGCGCAAACAACCCTCCAAACCATCCGCACCTACCTGGCAGCGAATGGGAACAGTACATACATTTCCGCCTGGATGACAAACGCGCAGAGCCTTTTTAACCAGGACGAGGAAACCGTACTTTTGATAGCCGACTTCACATTCACAATTAAAACTACATAAAATGGCCAGTATCTCAGGAACTGAGTACCGTCTTTTGCTCAGCACGGACGGCACCACCTACAAAGGGCTAGCTGATGAAACGGAGTGCAGCTTCGACATCACAGCAGAAACCCGCGAAACCACCAGCAAGGATTCTGCTGTATGGCGCACCTTCATTACCAGCGCAAAGACCTGGACCGCTAGCGGCTCCGCTTTGTTTGGTGACGACGACGCTACCAAGTGGAATGCTGACGAATTATTTCCTTTGGTAGGCACCACCGTCTACGTTAAGCTTACCCAAACAGCTGCGGGATCTACCACGCCAGCAACTGGAGAGGCTAACCTAACCGGTCAAGCTGTGTTTACTTCTTTCTCCGCTAGCCAGCCGGACAAAGACAACGGTACCTATACCTTCCAGCTGCAAGGTGCTGGAGCATTAACTCAAGGCACGAACTAAAATGAAAAAGGGGCAAAAATTCGCGCTGGGGGCGGCGCTTTTATTTGAGGAAATCACTGGCAAGCGCTTGGCCGAAATTGGTGAAGGTTTAGGTTTAAGGGACACCATTGCGCTGATCTATGCACAGCGCTTTTGGAATATCGAAGGTCGGCCAACGCTTGCACAGTTTACCGAAGAAATGAGCGCAGAACCCGTAGAGGCCCTCCCGGCGTTACTTAACGCCCCTTTTTTCCCGACGGAGGTCCAGTAGCTTTACTGGGCCTCCTCATCGGACGAATAGGGATGAGTAAAGCCGAAGCTGTAACCTTAAACTCTGACGAGGTAGAGGCTATAGTGAAGGCATACAACGAGGGCGAGATGGACGCCTGGCGCCGCACCAGGTGGCTGGCTACAATAGTGGCCAACTTCAGCGGCAACGCGAAGAAGGGAGGCATCAAACCTACCGACTTCTTTAAATTTGAAGACGAGAAAAAGACCCGCTCCGGCATCGAGGAACTATTTAAAATAGCAGTAAAAAATGGCTGATCAAATTATTTCGCGCTTACTGCTGGGCCTTGACACGCGGGAATTTCGTAACGGCATCCGTAACGCGGACCGGGACCTTGAACAGTTTGGAAAGAATGTAAAAAACATCGGGAACATTATTGGCGCCAGCTTTGCTGTTGGCGTAATTCAAGATTTCACGATGGAAGCCGTAAAACTCGGCGACCAACTGAGCGCGGCTACAAAAGGCTTTGAACGCTTTGGCTCCGCTGCCGACCTTGAAAAGCTGAAGACCTCCACCAAGGGAATGGTTTCAGAGGTACAGCTTTTGCAGCAAGCTGTACAAGCTGGCAACTTTGGTATACCAATCGAGGAACTAGGCAACCTATTCGCCTTCGCCCAGCAACGAGCAAAGGAAACCGGGCAGGAGGTCGACTACTTAACGCAATCGATTGTTACCGGTATTGGCCGTAAATCACCTTTGATCCTGGACAACCTAGGTATTTCTGCAGTACAGCTGAAGGAAAAGCTAGGAGGCGTGAGCGCTGAGGCTGCAAGCATTGCAGACGTGACCAGGGCGGTAGCTTCAATTGCAAAGGAGCAGCTGGGACTTATGGGGGATGCAACCGTAAGCGCTACGGATCGCATAAAACAATATGAAACGCAGTGGCAAGATCTAAAGGCCAAACTAGGCCAAGATTTCGCCCCTGCTATTATTTCAATCTTTGATACCATTGCTGCAGCAGCTGGAAGGATAAACGACTCAATAGGCGGCATAATCCAAACAGCGGCGCAAATAATAGATATTTTTTTCGGTGGTGGCGGTATGGACTTTTCCGAAACGCAGGCTACGGGAAAATACTTAAATAGAATAGGAGCCAAAAAAGGCCCCGACTACAAGCAGCAATACTATAACGATACGGGAAATAAAAAAGCCAGTACGGACATAGAGAAAACTACGGCGGCAATAGGCGCACAAGCTACCGAGGTAAAAAAGGTAACTACCGCGCTAATTGACTACGGTGAAATCCTGGAGCGCATCGGTAGCATTAACACCCAGGTAGGTGATTTTTTCACTGATCTAAACGCGGACCTTTTCTCTGGTACTTTGTACTGGTTTGAGTATGGCGACGCTATGGCCGACGCCTTGGACACCTCGGCGCTGGAGGACTTCATGACCTACCACCAGGACATGGAGAGCGAAATCATCCCAGGTATTGAAAATATAGTAACTAGCTACGACCAGCTCAATAAGACCATAAGCGCCACCGCTTCGGTTATCGGCAACGTACTGCAGGCCAGCTTTGAAGCTGCCTTAGTAAATGGAGAGGATTTCTTCAAGGTGCTGCTAGACGGCTTAAAAAAGATGGCCATCCGCTTGGCAGCAACCGCAGCCGCAGCCTTCGCTTTGTCTATAGCACTTAAATCTATGGGCATAGGCTCCGGTGCAAGCCTTGGTAATATCTTCAAGGTGGTAGGCGGGCAAATGGGCATACCTGGCCTGGGAGGCTCCAGCTTTAACCCAACCACGGGCGCGGTAGAAGGTGGCCTATTTGGTGGCCGCACTACTTTGCGAGGCAACGACATCTATTTAGCTAACAGCCGCAGCGGCTACGACTTGGGAAGAATTGGCTAAGACGACTTTTGCATCCGGAACCACGGCGGCCCATACCTTCTACATTAAGGACTTGGACGGCGCCAGTTACACGCCCATTACTTTCCACGTCTTTGACTGGAGCGTGCAGTACGTCGCGCTCGACGCATACCAGCCCGGACTAGTGCCCAGCACTTGCCGTCTGGAGGTATTGGTGGGTGCCAGGGACAGCGCTACGGGACCACTGTACGACCTGATGGCCGACAGCACCGGGCGCTATGTAATCGAAATACAAAAGGCAGGACCGCTCGACTTATGGCGTGGCTTCATTCAGCCGGAACTGTGCAGCGTGGAACTCATTAACGGGCAGCGCGTGCTGCGCTTAGAGGCTGCCGATGGCTTTGCTTATCTTGACGTACCTACCAGCCGCCTGGCATCCGGTGGCGTGGCTGCAGGACTGGTACCTTTCACGGACCAAATAGCTGATATTTTCTCTTACTTCCGTTTCTTCGAGCTGTACCGCAATTTTGTAATATCGGCAGTAATGCGCGGCTTTACTGCAAAAGGAAGCAGCCCCCAGCCAACTGGAGGGGAAGGGCTCTACTACAGCGGTTGCATTATGGAAAACTGGCAGTACACGCTCACCAATTCGCAGCGCAATTTTAGAACCTGCCGCGAGGTATTGGACGACATTTGTACCAGCTTTGGACTGCAAATGTTCCAGGTGCAGGGCTATGTAG